ACCATATCTAGCAACCTTGTTATTAGTGGAAATCTTACTGTTAGTGGTACGACCACTACCGTAAACACTGAGACGATCAACCTTGCTGATAATATCATTACTCTGAACAGTAATTTTACTGGTAACGACCCAACAGAAAATGCTGGTATAGAAGTAGAAAGGGGTGACCTCACTAACAAGTCATTCTTTTGGGATGAAACCAATGACAGATGGAACGCTGACTCATCTTTGATTGCGTCTTCCTTTATCAAACAAAGTAATAGTGGGGGCTTCTTAAAGGCGGATGGTACAGAGGATACTAGTACGTATTTAACAGCTCATCCTACTATATCTGGAACAAGAGCAGATCAAGACAATAGTGGTAACTCTTTTATTCAGGATATTACATTTGATACAAATGGTCACGTTTTAACTGTATCATCAGCGTCTGCCTCATTTACGGATACTAACTTTCATGCAATAAACTTAGGCACTGGCTATAATGCCTCTACTAAAACGCTGACAATAGCAATGTCAGGAACCACAGATGTAACGGCAGACCTGACTGCTATTGATGCTGACAAATTAGACGGTCAAGAAGGCTCTTACTATAAAAATTATAATAATCTTGATAACAAGCCTGCTGTTATAGTAGATGATGATTTCACTAGTGCTGGATTTATGAAGACAGATGGGTCTGGTACGTATAGTGTTGATGGTAGTACATACTTAACATCCGTTTCTTCGTCAGACGTTACACAACATTTGTCTGTTGTTACTCAATCTGCTAATGATGGCGGTGAGTTAAGTTTAGTAAATGGAGAATTTAGGTTTAAACCAGCAGCAGTATCATCTTTTATAACATTAACTGATTTAAACGCTGCAAATGATACTCTTAACACATCAACTAGCGGTAGTCTTAGTTATTCAAATGGTACTTTTACTTTTACTCCACCAGATTTAAGTGGTTTTTTAACGTCACTTCCTAGTCATAATCATAATGATTTATATTATACAGAGACTGAATTAAATGCTGGTCAGTTAAATAATTTATATTATACTGAATCAGAGGTAGATGGTTTTCTTGGCAATAAAGATAATTATGAATCTTGGAGGCTTACAGATGGTTCTAGCACTTACCTTATAAAAGGTAAAAATGGATCAGCTACTGCTAGTTTAGCGTTTAGCGGTACAAACGATGCTAGTGTAAGCGTTGCTCTTATTCCTAATACTACAGACCAATATCAAGTTACTGTTGATGTTCAAACCCCTGCTGGTAGTAACTATTATCTTAATAGTATTACTGGTAACGGAAATAGCTCTGCATTAGAATTTGATTTTGCTGGAGACCCTAATAATTTAGCATCATTTACGCATGACTTTAGTCATAATCATAATGATATATATTACACAGAAACAGAGGTTGGTAACTTTTTTAATGGTACTACATCTATTTCAGGATACAATAAAAGTAATTGGGACACTGCATTTAACTGGGGTAACCATGCTAGCGCTGGATACCTTACAGCAGTACCATCTGAGTTTTTGACACAGACAGAAGGTGATGCTAGATACCTTCAGCTTTCAGGTGGCACTCTTACTGGTTCATTAACTGTTCAGTCTGTAACTGCCATTAGCACAAACGCACCTAAGTTTCAGCTCAAAGAGTCGGATACTACCGACGAAAATAAAGAGATATTGTTAAGTGGTGGTGACTTCTTTATTCGTAATCTTAATGATGATGGTACAGTTCCAAGTAATGAAAATATACTAAAGATAAGCCACGAAGGTGTCGTAACCTTATTGGCTCAGGGTACTACAACTGCTGAGAATCTTAACGCTTTGTTTCAGAATAGTGATGGTGTTTTAAAACGTAGAACACTTGGTTCTAATGCGTTTAATAGTACCACAATACCAACCAACAATAATCAGTTGACTAATGGCGCTGGGTACACTACTAATGTAGGAGACATTACAGGTGTAACAGCAGGAAATGGTCTTAGTGGTGGTGGAACGTCAGGGGCGGTTACATTAGCGGTAGACTTTAGCGAGCTTCCTAGTAATCCACCTGTAGCTATAGATTCTACAGACCAACTTATATGGTACGAAACAGTCTCTGGAACAGAAAATAGAACAGTTATAAGTTCATTTCCATTATCTGCTTTTGATAATGATAGCTCATTTATAAATCAAACAAGTGGTGACGCCAGATACCTACGAAGTAATGCGGATGATACTACTACAGGTAATATTACGATAGGCAAGGCAGACCCAGTATTAATACTCAATGATACTAGTGCCTCAAATTCCACTGTCTTAACCGCATTTACAAGCTATAGGGCGCAAGGTTCTGAAAAAGGTTTTGTTGGATACGGTAGTGGAAGCAATAACTACTTGTATGTCAGGAACGGTGATGGCAGAATAGATATACAAGGCTCAACTGGCATATATTTAAATAGTGATACTACGCTTAGCGGTGACTTAGATGTAACAGGTGCAATAGTATTGGAAGATTCTCAACCTATAAAATGGGATACCAATAATATACTGAGTCACAACGGTACATCTACCTATTTAGGAGACGCAGCATCAGCTTCTACCTTGACTCTAAGTGGAGGTAATGGGACTTTTGAAGGAGATTTATCTATAACAGGTGGGGATTTAACTTTAGGAACAGATTCTATTGCTTCAAATATCAATGCTGTAGGAGATGTTCTAGCATTCAAAGTAGATTCAAATGAGAACTCAGGCGGTACGCCAAATATTCAGTTTAAAGTTGGTGCTGCTACTGAACTGACTATAAATGGGTCTAGTGCAACTTTTGCAGGTGACCTTGAGGTTGATGGTAGTTTAGGCGTTGACCAAAGCAGTCCTCAAGGGTTAATTCACATAGGTAATGGCTCTGGTGCTAGCGCTTATCAGAGTGGAAATGGTGGTCTTACAATAGAAAGAAGTGGTAGAGCCGCAATAAACCTCCTGACTCCAAATACAAGCGATGCTTATATATTCTTTGCCGACCCTCAAGCGTCTAATGCTGGATATATTGGGTACGAACACGCTAGTGATAGGATGGTATTTAGGTCTCAAGATGATTTTTACTTTCAGGGTAATAACGTAGGGATTGGTACGGATAGTCCTAATTATAAATTAGAAGTAAATGGTAACGCGGAGTTTTTAGATAATGTAAATATTAAAAGTAACAGTTACGACGACTACCAAATAGCAGTTGATTCAGTAGGATTCTCAATATATAATAGAACTGATTCTGCTTATAACATGACAATTGACCATACAGGCAACGTAGGTATTGGTACTACTAGTCCTACATCTAAAGTTTCTATTACTGACAGTGCTACAATGTATGCTGCCGTTGATGGCGTACTTCTTGACATAAAAAGAAATGCCTCTAATGGTGGCGAGACTACTGGTAGAGTTGGGTTAAGACTAGCTAATAACAGCAATGGATTTAACATATATTATGGCGGAACAACTGATAGATTAAGATTTGTAGATGGTAGTAATCTTGAGGTGCTGTCTTTAAAAAATGGTGGTAACGTAGGCATAGGCGCTACTAATCCTGCGCAGAAGCTAGTCGTTAATGGTGGTATTCATGCCTATGGAAACATAACTACACCAGCTTCAGGTGTGAATGGCTTGTTAATGGACTATTACATTAGTGATTCTCGTTTTTGGTCAAGAGGTACTACAGGTGGTGGTACAAGAGGTGGGTTTAAGTTTTATCAACTAGAAGCAGATGGTACTAATCAAATAACATCATTTGCATTAGACACCTCAGGTAACGCTACATTTGGTTATGACCTTGAGGTTAGTGGAATCACAGACACTACACGCCTGATAAGGTCTCACGACAGAAACAGTTCAGGTAACGCTGACCCTTCTGAGCGTTATCCTATAGGACATCACACGCTGGGCGAAGAAGTATTTAGTATAGACCCAACTTGGTCACAAGACGAACTTAGAATATTCTTTAATTCTAATAACGTATCGTGGTTAGCAGACAGTGATGCTCCGTCAGGGTACGCCATAAAGATAGATGGCACTACAAACGTGGGCGGTCAATACGGTAGCGGGTTTCCATATATACCTGTGTACGATGGTGACGTATTCTACATGGAATACTACATAAAAACACCAAACACCAATACTGGAATTGCTAGAGTCTATGTAGGAAGTAACGAATATAACCAATCATTTAGTAGTCTGGGTGGTAATCCTGGCTCGTTTGGATATTGGGTTAATTCGGGTACTACATTTTCACCGAATACTCCTTGGCAGAAAAGGTCAGGTTACATTAAGAATACTGGTGGAAGCAATGTCGTTGGTGAGTTTGAGTCAGGCGTAAAATACTGGACACCACTGGCTCTTTGGAACTATCAAACAAGTTCTCAAGACATATACATTTCAGGGTGGCGAGTTATACGAGTCAAACAAGATGGTAACAGATTTTTTTCAGGTAATGTTGGAATAGGGTTGGGTACTACTAACCCAGCAGTACCCCTTCATGTTAGTGGTGGTTCTAATGTTGCCGCAAGGCTTGAAACCACGTCTGATGTTACGTTACAACTTCTAAGCAGTAACTCTTGGACAGGGATACGGTTTGATGATGGTGGAGGCATAAACGATACGATATGGTACAATGGGTCAAACGGTACATTTGCTATAGGTGGTGGTGGTTCTAACGTAACTGGTAAAAAACTACACATAGATGGCGGTGTATCCATTGGTAGTAGCGCTGATAATTTATCTGTTCCATCTAATGGGTTGTATGTTGAGGGTAACGTAGGTATTGGTATTCATACGCCTGCTACTAAATTACATTTAACTGAAACTAGTTCTGCATTCCAATTTACAGCAGATACAGGAACAGCTGGAGATGGTAGATTAAATATAGGTCATTTTTCCAATGGTACGTTTATAGGTACTTACGGTGATGATGGAGGAGCAGCTGATGTACTTAGATTTGGTACCCACTCTGGTGATGAACGTATGCGCATCGACTCAAGTGGTGACGTAGAAATAGGTACTACTAATAACGTTGCTACTAGAAAGCTAACTATAGACTCAAGTACTGTATCTAAAATAAACCTTGATGTAGGTAGCGAAGGTACTGTTGGAAACTTTGAGGCTAGGTCTGGTGAAGTAAGTATAGGTGCAGACACTGCGGCTGACTTACACCTAAAAACATCAGGAACAGACCAAGTAACTATTGATTATATAGGTAACGTAGGTATTGGTACGACTTCGCCTGACAAAAAGCTACATTTAAGCGATGCTTCAAGAGTTGATATACTTTTTGAAAGAGTTGGTTCTGAAAAACACTTTATACGAAAGGATGGTGATTATTTAAGATTTAGAGGTAATGACGATTCTACTATTCTTTTTGAGTTAAGGAACAATTCTAGTGGAAATGTTGCTTCTTTTGGAGGTAATCTAGGTATTGGTATTTCTAGTCCTGCACAACTCGTTAGTGGAACAGAAAGGGTTTTACATATTCAGAATAGTAACGTTGCCTCTGTAAACCTTGATTCTACAGGTGCGTCTGGTAATACATATGTTTTATCTAGTACTGCAGCAGGAGACTTCAGGGTATATGATCATGATGCTAACAGTGTTAGATTTCTTATAGACGAAGATGGTAGCGTAGGTATTGGTACTACTAGTCCTTCAACTGCACTGCATATTGACCAACCATCAAATAATAGAGCTGGTGGATTATATCTTGAAAGAGATGGTTCTAATTATGGTTTATCTGCATTTGTAAACTCTGGTGGTTACGGAGTTATTGGTAGTAATGGAAATTTTACTACTGATATTATTACAATGAATTTGAATAATGGTAACGTAGGTATTGGTACTACTAGTCCTTCTGTTAAACTTGACATAAGTCAAGATGACAATACTACTAATGATTTAGATGTTTTAAACTTGAAAAGAGTATGGTCTTCAGCTACTAGTGCAGATAGGTCTCATGGAATTAAGTTTTCTGATACAAACGCTACATTAGCTAACATATATGCAGACCGTACAAATTCTGGTGCTAATTATAACGGTGATTTGGTATTTGTAACAAACAGTGGGGCTTCGGGTACAAATACATCTGAAAAAATGCGCATCGACTCAACAGGCAACGTAAACATCTATGGAACAGACAATAGACCACTAGCAATAACCTCTTTTGCTACAGTTTCTGCTGGTGCTGGCTGGGATTTAAATGCTACATCTGGCAATGGTGTAGTTACTGTTTCTACTGGCGGCACAGAACGTATGCGCATTGACTCATCATCTACAACTAAAATAACTTCAGATGGTCAAAATGTTGCTGGTACAATATTAGAATTACACTTTCCTAATAACAACACTAATGATAGATGTGCTACAATTAACCTTACTAACAATGTAGGTGGTTATGCAGCTATAGAAGGCGGTACTTCTGGAGCAAACAATAGTGGGTATATAGCGTTTAAAACTGATGATGCAGGAACTCAAAGCGAAAAGATGCGTATCCTTCCAAGTGGTGGTATTACCTTCAATGGAGATACGGCAACTGCTAATGCCCTTGATGATTACGAAGAAGGAACGTTTACACCACAGATTCATGCAGGGGCTAGTAACACTTCTTTTAACTCTAATAACTATGGCAAATACACTAAGATAGGTAACGTAGTGCATTGTTCAGGTAGATTTAGCGTAACTTCAATTACAGCTGGAAGTTCAAGTACCAACGTAGAACTGGGTGGGCTTCCATTTGCCGCTAACACACCTCTTGGTACGAGCACAGGAGCTGTTGCAGGTAGCATAGGGTTTGCGAGTGGGTTTGCAGGCGAAGCACCAACTATGATGCAAATTAGAGATGGTGAAACAAATGCTTTCTTATATTTTCAGAACTCAAGCCTAGGAATTAGTAATTTAAAGGGCAACGACTTTGGAACTGGCGCACACTCTATTGTATTTCAAATAACTTATCACGTTTAAACTTATGCTAGAAAAAAAAGAATCATATACGTCTATAGACATAAAAGAACTTGGGCAAGTGTCCTTACGAAAAACGACACGAGTAACTGACGATGGAACGGTCATATCCGAAAGCCATCACAGAGAGGTTAGGGTTCCTAACCAAGACATTACGGATCTGCCACAGCACGTGCAGAACACCATCAACGCATACTGGACTCAAGATGTCATAGATGCGTGGAACGATTTACAACAACAAATAAACGAAGAATCACAATGAGCCATATAACCACCCAATACGAAACAGTAAGTATTGATCCTAGCGGATCAGTATCAGTACGAGTCAGCAAGATATTTGTTGACGATAATGAAGTAGAAGTAGCAACCGCTAGAGAGAAGCAATACTTTCAGAGGGATGCTACGATCACAGGTTTACCAGATCACTACCAGTCAGCTATCAACGCTTTTTGGGCAGGGTTACCTGCTATAGAGGAGCCAGTAGAAGAAGAGGCACCTGTCGAAGAGTCAGGTGATGACACTGAGGAATAATTTTTGTATAATACAGTAACGTTAACGTTAACTAATTTGTATAAATACAATGGAAAATAAAGAAGCCGTAATTGAAGAAAACAAGGCAATATTGCAGGACTTACTTAATCAAAGAAAGTCGTTATCAATAAAGCTGGACCAAGTATCTTATCTCGTTCAAGGGTATGAAAATACTATAAAAAACCTTGAAGAAGAAACTGAAGAACAACAAGAACCAGAGGTAGAGGAGGTATAACCAATCATGCCGTCACACTATGGAAAGATGGGTCACAAAAATGATCCTAACAAGAAAAAGAAAAAGCCAAACGCCAAGAACGGCAGAATGGCTGCAATGAAAAAGACTGGTCGTAGTAAGAAAGGCTAGTTTATACCCATTTGAGGGAAGTCGTCATAGTACCTCTTCCCTCTTTCTATTTCTGAGGCATCCATATATCCTTTGATATATCCATTCTTAAAATGTTCCTCAGCTTTTTCCCTGCTACCCTCACTTGAAACGACAGTGGATCGCCCCATAGTCCAGCCCACAAAGAAAAAAGTAGTAGCCACAGAGATAAATACTAAAATTTCCATAAAAATTATTTAGTGTGTTGAACCTTTTCTAAAAAGTCTTTCATATTTAGCTTGTAACGAGCTTTCTCGTTATAGTTAAGGGTTTTACATATCCTTAATATTTTATTAGCTCTACGCTCATTTCTGTGCTTGTTGTGCGTTCTTGTGGTTAACAGGTGGATAATTGTTGAGTGATCCTTTCTTCCTAATAATTCCGCTATGTATTTGTAGGTAAATTCCATTTCTCTTAATACAATAGCGCAGGCTTGTCTTGCGTCAACAATTTCTGATCGTCTACTTTTATCTGTTAATTGTCTCTCTGTAACGCCAAACTCTATGCACGTTTGCTTTATAACTGTTCTTTCTATCATCTATTGTTCTCATTAGTTATTGTAGAAAAAAATACCCCCCACTAAGCAGTCTAGCACTGGGGGGTTGATGCTCGCTTTAGATAAGGAAGAAGCATGAAAACAACCCTATCCTCAAGACTGTGGATAAATCTAAGTAACCTTAATCAATTAGTCAAGGTTTTTGTTGTGCAGATTTAAGGGTTTTTATTGGGCAAATTATCATCTTCTTTTTCTTTCTTAATCGTCTGAATAACACCAATGATGGCTAACATCAACGCTGCAATAGATTCGTATAGGTCAGGCTGTACAGTCACACCAATAGCACCAGCTATGGCGGTTACACCTTGATACGTAGAGGGTTCTTTTAATCGGGATTTTAACCAAGTCCAAGTCATAGTTACGGCTCTTTTGTTAATTAAATATACTGTGAAGTCCATGATACCAATGATTTTGGCTCTACTCAATACCTTTTTACGAGACCGCTCAACCTTTGGCATGGCAACTACCTTTACCTTCTTGAGTTTAGGCTCAGGAACAGTGCGGTTGTCTATAGTGATAGGTTTTATTTTCTTTCGCCTTTGTATTGCCATTTTCCATCCTCATCCGCTTCGAATTCATGATACCGATCACCTTTGTGATCGCAATGTATAAACTTTTGATCTGGGTAGTAACATATACGCTTGTAGTCAGATGCTCTAAGCTCTTCCAAGAGTAGCTCCATGTTAGCGCACGTGTAATCTACGGCTCCTAGACCAGTAAATGTATGTTCGCTAGTTCCGCTTCTGCCGTGCGACAATTCCCAATCTTTCGAGCGATACCCACTGTTCTGAGATACTTGTACAGGTTGACCTATCCTGTGGCGTATAGGGTTAATTATGGGCTTGTGGTGCTTCTCTATCTTGTCTACTACGTGAATAGGAACACCCACCATCACTCTATCCACTAGAAATTCTTTAATGCTAAAATAATCGTAGTACATACGTATTTTGTTAGTTAAATGATAAAATGTAGGTAGTTACCACCAAAATATCAATACCAATAAAAAACCCCACTGATCAGGTGGGGCTACAAGTATGACTTATCAAAACTAATCTCAGCAAGAGATGTACATATAATATAGTAAAAATAAATCAATAAAAAAAGGGACGTTGCTCGCACAAGTCCCCTTTCATATCATAATAACGAGAAACTAACAAATTAATGTTTTGTTTCATGGTATCAGGATTTTCCTGAAAAAAGATAGGGGCTTTCAAACCCTCTATCCATGTGAGAACTAATGAAAATGCTATTACATAAGTTTTTGATATAACAACTTAGCAATTTCATCGCCCTGAGTTCAGAAGGGCATTGCTTCTCCTTCTTTTTCAGCGATCCTAACTTCGCCTTCTGTGAATACTACTCGACCATTGCCGAGCCAAATTTTTTCCTGTCCTGCTTCTCGCTCTTCTTTGGACATACTCATAGCAACACTCGCATTGTTGCCGTATCTAGTTTCATCGTTAATAAATACGGTAACGTTGGCGTATGTGCCTTTTTTACCTTTGATTAACGCTTCTTTTGGTATTTTTGTTACGTCTATAGACGCATTGATTATTGTCGCCATTTTTCTTGTAATTATATATTAAATGTTACTGTATGAGAATATATGAGACCATCTGAGTAAAGTCAAATCTTTGACTTAGCCACTTCTAAACCCATATCGCCATTATGGACCATATGGATGTAGTTGTGAGACAGTTGACCTCTCCTTGTTTTTACTAGCTTTACAAAGACCGATTGATAGTCGTGAATCTCACCATCTTTCAGTCCTTTTACGGCTAGATAGCCCTCATGATCTCTAGTTACCAGACCCTGTATCATATTAGGTCTAAACACTGAGGTCATGCAGTGAGCTACGTTCTTTATAGCTTGCGCCCATTGTGCGTCTTTGTACTTGGGTACAAGGCTCCAACCTGATCGGTTCATGGAATTAATCGTTACTTGACTAGGCACGATCACTAGCACATTGAGTTGTTTGGCTATGTCTTTCATAATTCTTGTTACGTGCTGAATCTCAAGAGTTCTACTATCAAACCTGCCTTGAGCGTACACTTCTTGGATGTAGTCTATCACCACGAAGTCAAGACCGTAATCCATCTTGTTGATCCTGCACAAACGTTTGATTTCGTCTATGTCATCCACAGAGTCAATAATTCGGACATTATCAGCTTCGTAACCTGCCATCAGACCAAGTTGTTTAGCGGTGTTCACGTCATAATCCTCCATTTGAAACCACAGACCTTGATAACCCTGTTGAGCAAGTTTACTAGCCACAAACGTTGACCATTGCGTTTTACCATGACCAGAGTCAGCTAATACAATGTTGATGTCGCCTCTATGTAAACCCACGTCACTGTATAGAATCTCATCAAGTTTGTGTACTCCTGTAACAAGTTTTTCCTTTTTAGGCTCGTTCATCTCACGATCAAGAATCTCAGTTGGAGTCAAGGCAATTTTCTGAGAGGTGTCATCCACCGTTTCATTGAGCTTATCAATCTCCATTAGGAGATCGTCCATTGTCGTGGTTGGACTATGGGCTATGTCATTGATGTTCTTGATAGCATATCTAAGCCTGTTCTTGTCAGTGGTGTCTTTTAGCGTTCTAAGATATGCTCTGGTTTCTTGCTCTGAAGCCACGTGCATCATCATGAGTTCATAAAACTCACCCACGTTCATACCCTCCATTTTAGCCACTAGGGTATCTTCATTGAAGACAACACCTTCTGAGTGTTGCTTGCAAGCCTCTAAATAAATTGGTCGTAAATAATTGAAGTACGTTGCATCTAACGTATTGAATATTAGTTCTCTATATTCTCTTTTAGAAATGAGCGTACCAATCAGCACCTCTTCTAGGTGCATCATGTCATTTCTAATCATAACACTTCAAGCGCTTTTACTCTGCCGTAAGCAGTCAGCGTATATTTAGATGGATGTTTATTTTCGGATTGTACGACACCTGACTGTATCAAGCTACAAATTGTAGAAAACGTAGTCCAATATTTGTCGTGTCCTTTAATTTCCATTCTAGGCTCTATGTCACCATACGTAGCATGACCATTTTCTTTTAGTAATCTTAGTATTTGTTTTTCATTTTCGCTCATTTTTCTTCTCATTAGGTTTATGTCTTAAATCGTTTTTTGTTACTGTTCCGTTCTTGTTAAACGTATGCAGTACCCACCCTTTTCGGTCATACCACGTCATCGCAAGAACACGAATATACTTACTAGCAAAGGTCATTGCAAAACGAATATATGGTTTTTGTAAGGGTGGTTTATTGGTCTTGACTTGTACGAGCCATACATTAGTTCCATCCATAGCTATTAAGTCAAAACCGTCAAATTTTTGCTCTTGTGCGTGATCGCACTCATGTTTCCAACACTTAATGCAAAGTCCAGAGAATAAATCCTTAGATTTTATAAATCGACCAGTAAGCTCTACTTCGTCAACAATCATTTGCTTGTCTCTGAAGAAGGATATTGCTTTAGTTATAGTCCTACGACCTTTTGCTCTGGCGCTCATAGGCATAAGAAATCCCCACCACCACCGAAATGATGATGAGGGTCACTGTTATGGAAAAGATCAAAACGGAAGCTCATCTAGCATCGCATCCTTAACGTCTCTAGCACGTGCAGGTAGCTTTGCTTTAGGAGTTTTACTTCTTCCTTGAGCCTTATTTCCATCGTCATCCTCTTGAGCAAGCCCTAAAAGGGAAACGAGAGTATATCTGCGATAGTACGTTATACAGGATCCCAAGTCTTGAGGCTTAACATTTTCAGGCAATGGTATAAATGAGTCAATAAACTTGTTTGACTCAGTACAGAAAATTCTTGTACCCACACAACCCTGCTCAATCGGTTGTAGTAACAACAATTTTTCGGCAAGTAGGTGTGGCCTTACTACATCTATCACCTTGTCTAGGCTTACATAAGATGACTTAAAGAATGGGTTCTTCTTGTCCTTCTCTAGCTTTTCAATTTTGCTAGTTACATCTAATAGTTTTGTATATAGGTTTTTCATAAGTATGTAATTGTGTTTGCATTAGCTAGCCCACTTGTTTCGGGGCTAGGGTTCTCTTTCCATTTGCCGATACGTTCTTTTATTAGTTCTAGTTCTCGCATCGCTTTCATTTGGGTATCCTCATCCAATGAGAATACAGCACTATTATATGGAAACTCTTTTTCTATTGCAACATAAAAGAATTGATCCATTGGAACTTCCAATAGGCTACAATAAAATGCTGCTTGTAGGTCATATCTAAATTTCCAGAAGTCTGCCCTGAAAGCTCTTTCAGAGGCATCTCTACAAGATTTCCAGTCTATAATCACCACAGGTTGTTCGTCTTTCACTAACAGACGATCTGGTCTTACTCTATAATTTAGCCCATGAAAATCAGGCTCATCTGTGAGAAAAGAATACTCATCCCATATGTCATCGTGGTCAAAGTCCTGATAGATGGATTGAAGTCCTGTGTTATCCACCGCAGATTTGTACATATACTCTATGGACTGCATCTCGTATTGAGTAATCACTGTTTGATCGTCTTTTACGCCTTGTTCAAACTCTGCCTTAAAGGTCTTGTATTCACGAGTCATTGAAGGAACAGAGATTTCTGGTCTTTGCTCTAGGATTCTCGCTACTATCTCTGTGTCATCAAACACCACGAACCTACGCACGAAGGCGAGCCTATCCTCAAAATACGTGTGCATAGCATCCCCAAAGATAAGAGCAGGAGTCGGATCAAATTTTTTCATAGCCCTTTGGATAGAATGTTTTGCTACGGCTTTGACGAAGCTACTTGATACGTGGTCACTCATAGAGTGATAGTCTGCATTAGATAGGTCGCTATATATCTTCATAGGGTTCAGGAAAGTTTTCTATTGATATTATGGGGTGTTCAAAAGCGTCAAGAATATCTTCAATGTCTTTTATTAAGTCTTCATCGGACAATGCGATTAATGATACAGGCACCTTTGAATATTCTAGGGGTATATCGTCAAAATCATAGCACGTTTCGTGTACGGAATAAACAGTGGCTACCCCAGATTTTTGCGCATATATCCTATATTTAGGATAAATATCTCCGTCTTCATCACCGATTTCCATGTAAAATATTTTTTACTTATGTTTATGTCACAACATAATAAATTTTTACTAATGAAAAAACCAACGTATTACGGAGTTCTACCAGCTGAGGTACGATACCATCCAGATTTAAACAGTAGCCAAAAGGTACTATACACAGAAATAGATGCACTATCAAGGAAGCAAGGGTATTGTTTCGCATCCAATAAATATTTCGCTGATCTTTATTCAATTTCTGTTAGTACTGTATCTCGATGGATCTCTAGGTTGAAGGAAGCAAGAGTCATAAAAGTTTTTTATGTGATCGAGCAAGGGAATGTAAGTATAAGAAGGATTACTCCCCTATGCAAAAATGCGCACCCCCCTACGCAAAAAGATCAATACCCCCTACGCAAAAAGCGCAAGTATAATAATACTAAATATAATAATACTACTGATGAAATTATTTTGGGGGAAATTATTTGACATTGAATGTGGATAAGTATAGATTTCATTTAACTAATGATAACTAAACATACAGAACTAATGAATAAACCAGCAAAAATTACAGACATAGAAAAAGCTATTAATAGGCTAAATTTTTTAGAGATGCCATATATATACAGAGATGGTAAGATAATTGTAGATGTAACTAGCGAAATAAACTACGACTCTATAAGAGTAATTGTATCTGATGAATCAATATTAAAATTAGCGAAAGAATGGGAGGGACAATAAAATGGATCCACGAATAATTACAACATATACAAGAAAGATAAATACATCTGATGAAGAGGATAGGAATCATTTATTAAGTGTGTTGTTACACGCTTTAGATGATACAGAAAAGAAAAGGAATAAGGCTAAAGAACTAATAACTACTTTTTTATTGGAGGATCCAAAATGAGCAAGCAATATACCTATAAAGAGGTTAATGACGTAATAGACACTGATGAAATCATTAAGAATGCTTTTATACGTGTAAAGGAGTGTATTTATGAAGAGATCATAAATAATATCAAGGATGCTGAACTAGACATATTTGATACACATAATGATTGTATTATTGATGAGGTGCTTAATGAGTTTACCATTCAGAGGAAGCCTAAAGAAGAATATGCAACCATGTTTGTAGACGTTGATGATATGTTATCGTTTTTGAAGATTAGACCTGATAAAGATGCCTGACTTCAAACTTGATTTAATTAAGGATGTAGAGATAGATGACATCGACATGAGGGATTATCCCGATTTTTGCGATGCGTTTCTAGTGGGTGCTACTTACACAGGTAGAGAGCTTACTGAGGATGAACTTGAGTACATTCAAGATTCTAACCCTGATTGGTTTTATGATCAGGTATGGAACACGTTGCATTGAGGATTTTTACCTAGGGATTTTCACTGAGGATTTTCAGGTACCCCTAAGCAAAACCGCAGAAAGCCCCCTTCTCGTTCTGAGTTGGGGGTTTTTTTATATGATAAGGATTCGGCAGCTTTCCTATTTTGAAAATTGAAAATATGGTATTATCATTCGGTATTAACGAGAACTAAAATTGAGGACTTTATGAGATACACGATAGCCGATATTTTATATGCGTGGCATAAATGCTACAATGAGAACTTAGCCGAAAATTATTCAGGCTTTATTGATTACTTACTAAACATGAACAAAAACAATGAGAACAATGAAAACATATAATGAATCACAAATAATTGATGTGATGTGGGACGTGCTTAATTGCACTGAGGATGAAAAGCATGAAACAATAAAATTATTGATAGAACGAATATCAAAACTGCAACCATGTAGTGATGAGAAGTCAGAAGTTGAAAGAGCATTTGATGAGATGGCATCTCAGGGAATATGCGTACAATTAATGGATAATAATATATATGTCAGCGCTGTATGCGATGATGATGTTACCGATAATTTCTCATATGATGTGAGTGTTGGTGAGGATTCAATTATTGAATTTAATTATTGGCACTATAAGAAAAAATACGAGGCGCTATCATGAGTGGATTTAGTAAATACTTACAAAAACAAGTTATAAACAAATCGGTAGGATTACTCGACAGAGCATACGGTACTGATATTTGGAATGAGGGCTTAGAGTGGTATGCAAAATCCAATAGTGTTATCACTCACTCCGCTCATCAGAGAAAGATAGATGTTGACATCATGGCAAAATTAGTTGCAATCACTAGTGTAAAGGTGAGATGGAATAAAAACATCGAGATTGCAGAAACCATATTTGATGCTCACCTCGAGAAAATAGACCCTGAGCAGGTAGTTGTTATGGGCTATAAATCAAATAAGATGAAAGCATTCAATTTTCTTGATGGGATTGTTGATTTGTTACCAACAGCACGCAAGACATACGCCTTTTATAGGAACTTATGTCTTGACCCTGATTGGGTTACGTTCGATACATGGATGCTGAGAACGTTATTCACTAAAGAACAAGCACTCAGTAGCAGAGTCAGATATGAGCAGCTAAGAGACATATTCATTGTGATTGCTGATAAGTATAATATCATACCATATCAGGCTCAAGCGATATGTTGGTTACAAATGCAACATGAGGACATAAAAGCGAGGGTGATGTATGCCTAATAATCTAATTAAACTAATGGAGCATTGGGACATAGAACCTAAAGATATTATACGTGATACAGGAATCATTGGTTCTCGTGTCACCAATCTTAAGGATTTTGCGCAATCTAAATTGAATCGCAAAATATACGCATGGGAACTTGAGGCTCTTGAGTCGTTATTCCCTGAGACGTGCACGTGTCATAATTGTGATAATACATTTCCATCACGTGACCTCAAAACGTATAAAGAATATGATATGGGACACATATATCACTCCCATGATTACTGCCCTCATTGTGGTAGTGAGGATTATGAATACCTGAGGATAAAAGAATAATGATAATATTAACTTTAATTTTAATGGAGAACATATGCGATATTTTCGAATCGTACACGAAGCCCTGTATTTTTTTACTATGGGCGTGTTGCTATACGTAGCTTATCACATATTATTGTTTATTTATTAGCAATGATTAGAGCCTGTATCACTACAGGCTTTTTTTATTTGTACTCAGGATTTCCACTCAGGATTTTCGGGTACCCCTCAAAATTACCCCTGATTTGATAGAATCTCGAATATCACGATCCTGAGAAAAAATACTTATATAATATTATCGAATATGATATTTGATACTTGAGGTACTCGCCTCGGTGTCTTACTTTAATTGCGTGCGATGGGCACCAAATCAGGTCAAAATCGCATAAGTTCAATAAAAATAATAATTAAACACAAGAACAATGAAAAAATCAAGTACACAATTAACACCGCAAGACATTGATACGCATAAGGTTAGAGATTTTATATACGGTTTCCTTATGCTATTAAATAATCATAATAGCGATTTTTGGGACGCATTTAAGGATTCATGCCACTGCGTAGAGCATGAGATGGCAGAATTAAGGCGCATTAGACTAAAACGTGATTCCATCTATTCATCCCCTCGAATCATTATCGAATGGGCCTCAAAGATGGATAATGAAAACCTTTTAGCCTTTGCCGATGGCATGGTATCTTATTTTTATGGCATGAATCCGCAGCTGCTTGCGCATTTACCAATTAAAGATAGCAGCGAGGTGAAATCATGATTTATTGTGAGATGAACAAGAATCAATTTTTTGATACGCTGCTAAAGATTCATGGCAGCGAACGAATGCCATACTCTGCAGTCGGATGCGATTTGATTTATAATCATATTAATGAGACCAATAAATCATTCAATTTTGACGCTGCAGCGATTCGAGGCGAATATACTGAGTATTTAAGCGAGCTTGATTTGATTCTTGATACGTGCGGTCAAAATCGTGAGGCTGCTCAGGATTTGTACGTGGAATATCAAGAGCACTTGAGTGATAATTATTGCGAATCTGCAGCGCTTGAATTAACGGTACCATGCAAAATACACGAGTATTTTTTTGACCTTAATACCAATCGAGTGCACATAATTGCGAGGCTGTCATGATTCATAAATCCGATAACAGTATCAAATTTCTCACTAGGGATTTGGATATAAGACCTATCGACATCCGCACCGCATATTTTGAGGTGCATGGGCATGAGATAAATAAGGACAGATTCAGCAAGTTATATCATATGCCTGATGAGTGGCTTATTTGGAAATCTTACTACGCAGAATTGCAGGCGATATCAGCTGCAATCGAGCACGCAAGATATCAGCGGATTGGAGTGGAGTATTCCGAATCTAATCTGCTCGAGTTGCTGCCATAATCTGCCCAATCTTTACAGCTGCGCAGCCACTGCGATTAATGCCCCTTATGATACCGTAAGGGGCTTTTTTTATGCCTATGGATCAGGTACTTAATGAAATAGGCTTAAATTTCGGTTTTAAGCTGCCTATCTCTACCCCTAGCCATATATCTAGTCGAATAATATATTCGAACGCCTTAGAAGATAAATTTTATGCCCTAGAATTGATTTCTAGTATATTTTGACCCTGTAGATTTTTACGTATCTCAGTCGGAGCCATTTAAATTATTATATAATTGAATTGATAATTATATAGATTATTATATGGATTATTATATCACGCTCTCGAGACCAAACTAAAATATACGATTATTATATCATTAAATGGATTTTGGGATAGATTTCTAGCCATATTAGGCACAGGGGCTATATATTAAATTATACGTAAAAATGTGCGAAGCACCCTCCCTTCCGCATAAAATCAAATTTTTACTAAAGGTGTCAATATTTGCTATTTAAAAGATTTCTAGGTATAGTCTGTCAATTTTACTAAGTTTTTGTCAAATGGGCTGGCACAGAAAGAAAAAGATACTAACCAAAGAAGAGTTGCAGGAGGAGATAAAAGTAATCATAAAGAGTCTTTATGAGATACCCTCTATGTCTGATAAGTTGCCCAACTATATTTATAACCGCATAGAATCCGTAATTGAGTATGTCAAAGAAAAGGGCTGGTAGCCACGATTTTTCACCTGAACAGAAAGTTGAAATCCTGAAGGATATAAGTGTCATTGGCAATGTGTCAAAAGTGGCGCAAAAATGGGGTGTGTCCAGACAAACCATTTACAACTGGAAAGCGGAGCGATCGAAGATAGATGATGAGATCATTTTAAGGGAGAATAAACCTGATCTGGATCATAGTAGCATACTAGAACTAGAGAAATACAGAAACGTATTGTCCGACTTGGGTACGTTGGAGCAGCGCAAGGAAAAGATGTCGGCAAAAGTAGAGTTCATGCTGATGAAGATAACTACGCTACTAGAGAATCATCCAGACTTGGATGCGATTCACCCAAAGGACTTGAGTAAGATTATGAAGGATTTACATGACGTTCGTAAGGAGCTGAGCAACGAGCCGACTATCATCATTGAGTATAAAAACAAGGTGCGAGAGCAAACACTGCAAGTTCTACAAGACTTCCTTAATCTGGATCAGCTTAGAGAGTTTGCGCAAAGGATGGAGGCAATAGAAGCGGATTATGAACTCATTTAAAGGGATACAACAAAAACAGTATAAAGAATCTCAAAAGTCAGAAGAGTTATTTTGCAGGGTTACAGGAGCCGTAAAAGGCACGAAGCAAGATGACTACAATCACATTGACGCTCGTATCGGAGATGTGACCTATGACGTTAAGGGTATTAAGGCGTGTCACAGCAAGGGGTATATCCTTGTGGAGTTTAGGAACGTTCAGGGAAAAAATGGATGGTGCGGTCCTCATGGTGCGGATAAAATAGCCTTTCAGTTTCAGGGGGAGTTTGTGGTCGTGGACAATAAGGCTCTGTATGGATACGTACAGAAAAAGATGATTCCCAAAATAAACAATAAGAAAGGCGTGTTACGAGGCAATAGTCTCCATAAAAAATATGGGTTCAGCGCCATTGCTTACACACTGATGGGAAGGAATAATAGAAAGGACATTTTTGTATATATACCGAAGGAGGACTTGATGGAGCTGAAAGAGGAGGTATATACCTATGAAAATTAAGTTGTTCAAGTTTCCTATATTTAAGACGAACTTCTTTGTGAGGTTATGGAACAAAACAAAACCCTTTAAATGTTTGGGTGCTATTTCTCATGGCAGGAAGTGTGAGGTACAATGCACCCTGTGCAAGCGAGCGTATGCCCCAAAAAAGTAATTGGTCTGATTTATTGGTAAATGTGGTGGGACACGATCCACCTGCTGACTCTTTGGAACTCAGGAACTCATTTATCGAGAATTGTCTAGCGGATCAAGATGGTAACAAAGTCAGTCAAGCTGATATACACCTCACGATGCAGAAGGGAATTTATAATTGGGAGCAAGAAGCGCTATCTAAGAACGCTCGTCTTAATGGCTTGATTCGTGCGCCTTATAACACTGGTAAGTCTCAGCAAGTTCCCATTGGTCTATCAGCTTACATGACCACGAGAAAACACGAACTAGAAACATTGATTGTATCTGCTGACGGTGGCATCTCTACTAAAAGGATATTGTCTTTGCGTGCGATGTTCATGAGTGATATGTACCGATACTGGTGCAGGGAACATAACTTCAATCCTGTTGAGTTTGACCGCACCGATACAGGTTCGACCCAACGTATAATTGTGAAGAGTCGAAACCGTACAGGTAACCCCACCTATGAGGCGTATGCAGTTTTGACTCAAACTACAGGTCAACGTGCTGGTGTATTAATTCTTGATGACGTGTGCAATGACGAGGATCGTATATCCACTGCTCGTAGAGAAACCGTATGGAACAAAGTGTCTAACACATGGATTAAGCGTGTTCACGATAAAGGTATTGTTTTAAGCGTTTGTACGCCTTATCATCCGAATGATGCTAATAGTCGGCTCATGAAGTCGGGCATCTTTAACGTATTACAAATATCGGTAAAGGAAGATAAAACAGGCTACAAAGTAGAAGAATGGAACAACCTAAAGTAGTGATATACGCTAGATTTACAACAGACGTTGAGCAAAAACAAGTAAACTCAGTTAAGAACAAGATTAACTCTTTTGCACGTATGATTGACGCTAAAGTGGTGAAACAATGTTGGGAAATAGTCCAGAAAGGAGCCTCTTCTGAAAAGTTCAATCCTTTATTCGATGATTGCATTAAAAATGGATGGGGCATACTCACTTACGACCTTAAAACATTACACGAACACCGTTCAGGTGGATTACATATAGTAGAGGAGGGTGCAGAAATGGGTGTCCCCATTTTTTTTGTTGATTCTGAAAGTGCGTTTATATCTATATTTAATATATGAGAGAACCTGACAAGACTTGGGAAATACCCTTATGGGAAACCAACCATAGCAAACAACGTTTATTCCAAGAGGAGGCGATGGACTTTCTGTCGTATAAATTGGGATATGAAATGAGCGAGGAAACAGATGACCCAACTAGAAAAGCTTACAAACACTTTGACGGATATAATCACTACCCTGATGGGAATCTTACGGCTCTTGATTACGATAGTAGCCATCCTGTCTGGCTTTGTGCTGATTTCAACAGGTCTCCTCATTGTTGGGCTTTGCTCCAAGTTAAAAAGGCTCGTAACGGTCTTAAAAAATATGTTATTTTCGATGAAATCTTCTCCAGAGAAGCGTTGACTACTGAACAGGCTCTAAAAGCAGTGGAATTACTCAATAAATGGGGTATTTCAAAGGTTTTATTGGCTGGAGACAACACATCTAACCAAAAAAGTGGTAATTATGGTCGTGTAGGTAAAAACGACTGGGACTACGTGAGAGAAGTGTTCGATGAACACGACATTTCGTATAAAAACGAGCTAGACATCCAAAATCCGAAGCGAAAAGTGCGTGTAGACAAGGTAAATAACGTTATTTTTGCTGGAAAGAACGGAGAAAGACGTTTATTGGTCAACACGAGGTGCGATCACGTCATAAAAGACTATATGTACTCCATCGTGAACGATAAAGGGCTAAAAATCGACAATGGGGATCGTGGGCATATGTCAGATGCGACAGATTATGCTATTTGGCGTAATGAAAAAGGTAATAACGCTCCAATGTACGTGCTGCGCTAGTCTCTTTTGATGGCTTTGGTGCGTTTACCCATTCCTACACGTTTTTTCTCTCTGATAGCCTCAGAAGCCTTGCCTTTCGCTCTCAGTTCTTTCCAAGTGACAGGAGTTTTGGATGAAACGCGCACAGTGGGTCGGCATTTTTTTACGCCTTTGAATTTAGCTGATCCACAAGCCTGTCCGTCTTGAGTAGTCCATTTTTCTTTCATCCATCGAGCTACACCTGTCTTACCAGACTTTTTACCCTTGTAGGTTCCACCTCTTTTCTTATATTCCTTTACAATCCACGCAGAAGCATACGCGCTAGGGAATATTTTAAACTTTCGTTTAGCTTCAGATTTGACTCTGCTGTATAGAGCTGGTTTTGCTGGTTCGTTTTTTGCCATAGATCAAAAATAAAAGAAAATATCACTACAAATCAATACTTTAATTTGGTATTGAATCAAAACATAAATAGTAAGTATTTTGTCGCCATGAAAGGAGTAACTAGACTTAGCGGTGGTCGTATCAAATATAGGGGTAACACCTTTGCTGGCTTCAACAAGCCTCGTAACAGTTGGAGAGATGATAAAAAGTTTGTAGTTTTAGCTAAGAAAGGCGACAAAGTAAAGATTGTCCATTACGGTGACCCTAATATGCCCATACGCAAGAACGAACCTGCTCGCAGAAAGTCGTTCAGAGCTAGACATCGTTGCTCCACAGCAAAAGATAAATTTAGCGCACGCTACTGGTCGTGTAAAAAGTGGTAATCAAATAATGGCAATTTCACAAGAACAGCTCAATAAAGATTTAAAATTCGAAGTAAAACAGTTACATTCTGTCATTGAGTTAATAACCAAAGACATTCAAGATATGAAAGAAGCACTGTTAGGTAACGAGTTCAACAAAGAAGGTCTCGTGTTCAAAGTCGAGAATAACGAGAAACAAATTGAAGAACTTGTAAAGTTCAAGCAAAAAATAATTGCGTGGGCTACTGGAGCTGGATTAGGTTCAGGTACATTAGTTAACTTGTTAATGGACTTAATGAAGTAATTATGATTGATTCATCTAAACTCTACTCTGTACCGAAGGATGTCGTTGAAGACATCGTAATGAAAGAAAGCCGTCACCCATACTATAGTGTGGTGTTGGACAGGGCTAAAATCATGAATAGTTGGTTTCAGGCGGAGTACGATGAATACACAGCTATATCTAGTACTGTGTTTTCTGACAAGTCCTATATCATTGCTCAGTCCACGATAGAGAGTAATGACGAGTACAAGGAAAGACTTGCTCGTATGAAGTTGTTTCCGCTAGAGCAGAAGTTCTTCTCAGCACAGCAGCGCATTTATGACGAAAACAACGTCAATAGGAGCTATCCTCAGAACAAAGACTTTTGGATGTACAAAGAATCCAACTTTGATGATGCAGGGTGTTCCATTACTGAGTTCTATAGAGATAAGGTTCTATTCGTAAAAGAGGTTTTGGGTTTCGGGGCGGTAGTCACAGACCTAATGATGGATGGAGAGGGAAATCCTGTTACTGATACAGATGGTAACGTGGTTCCTTACAACTTTGTGGTTAGACCTCATGAGATATGGAACTTTGAAGTCAAGCAGGGCATATTAACGCTACTTGTAACTCGTCAAATGTATTATGACATACATAACGTAAAAAAACACAAGTGGACTGCTTATACTCCTGAATACATTTGTGTGTATACCGAAGAAAACGGAATTAAAAAGAAGACGCTTGAGATACCCAACCCATTTGGTGAGGTTCCAGCTACGCTACTCAAGGGTCAAACCGATGCTAACAGCTCGTTTATTGTTGGCAAGCCTCGTAGATACTCCTTGAAAGGTATGTACCTTGCAGCCTCAGAATTGTTCTATGACCTCAAGAAAGGTTCTGAGCTGTTTGGTCACCCTATTCCTGTACTTACAGACTCTATCGTTCGGTCTCTAGCTGGGGTCGCTGATGACGATCAATACGACTCTCGTACTATCAAAGAGGGTGTAGGTATGGCTATTATCATTCCTGATGAGCAGCAGATACCCAACAATATGTTGTATCAAGCGGATATGCAGGGTCTTCAGCATCTTAGAGATGTTATTTTCGGTGATTTGATGTCGTTGATATTCTTGATGGCTCAAGTCAGAGACAAGTCCATTGTTAAGAGTAACGTATCAGGATCGTCTAAGAGATTTGATAACGTAGACGAACAAGGCTTACTAGCGTCTACAGCTATGGACATGGAAATGGTAGAAATGCAAGTCCTGAAAAGAATGGCTAAGGTTCGTGACGAAGACCCTATGGATTATAACGTTACCTACTCTAAACACTATGACTTATCTAGTGCTGCTGAGATATTCTCAGATATTACAGAGGGTATGCAATATCACGTATTGCCTCTACCGCTACTCAAGAAACTTACTGGCGAATACATGAGAAAGCGTTCTATGCCGCAAGAAGATATACAAGCGGTAATGGATCATTTTGATGAGTTTGGTATTCCTAGAACAAGTGGTGATCTTAAAAATCTTATTGATATATTACCACAAGAAGAGCTTCAACGCCAAGCGGAACTTGGTATTGATTTAAATAGCGAGCAATAACTAACTTATAAACATTATGAGTGAAGAAAACATAGAGTCCGTTGACGCTCCTGAGTCAACAACGGAAGAGACAACTTCTCAAAACGTACAACAGCAACCTGAGTTCGATAAAGACAAGTTCTTTAGGGGCGCTTACAACGAAGGTAAGGGCAAAGTCGAACGAGACATGATAAGTAAATTCTCTGAAATATTAGGTGATGATGTCAATACTCTCGATGATGCGTTCTCTTTATTGTCAAATAAAATGCAACCTGTGCAAGAAGATAAGGGGGAAGCAGACCAGTTGCGAGAATTGTTGCAACAATACCAAGAACAAGCAGAGGCAGCCAAAGAGCAATTAGCACTGAATCAAATGGAGAGTCGTATAGGCTCTGAGTTTAATTCTGCTTTTAGCGATTTAGAGCAAGACAACGAGCTGACGCTCAGAAAAGATTACATAGAACAACTGTTCTACAACGAATATGAAATTGAGGAGAGCAATGGTCAGTTTTATGCCACCAAAGGTGGTGTACCTGATTTAGAT